ATGTATTGTGAGAAAAGAAAACTTCCAAAACTAGATGTATTGTATCATACACCAGATTTCAAATTTGTAGTAGATAAGGTGGCAAAAGGATATAATATTCCTAAAAATGAAAAAAGAATAGTCATTCCATTCTTTAATGAGAAATGTGAACTGATTGCCTTACAAGGAAGGAGTATGGACCCTAAAAATCCTATGCGATATATCACCATTAAGGTAAAAGATGTCCCAAAAGTATATGGATTGGATAGAATTGATCCAGCAAAAACTACATATGTAACAGAAGGCCCTTTTGATTCTCTTTTTCTTGATAACTGTCTTGCTATGGCAGGTAGTGATGTAGATAAAAAATATTTCAAATCATTTTCGGATATTGTTTTTATATACGATAATGAACCAAGAAACAAAGAGATAGTGAAGAAAATGGAACGGACTATTGACTCAGGATTTTCTATTTTTATATGGCCAAAAAATATTAAAGAAAAAGATATTAATGATGTAATATTGTCTGGAATGGACACTTTAGAATTACAATCACTTATAAGTATAAACACCTACAAAGACCTACAAGCAAAACTCACTTTTTCTGCTTGGAAAAAATGTTAATTACCACCAAAAAATATCAAAAAAGAGGATAAGCTATGTTGAAATTAGTCAATACACAAAAAGATTTGGATGCAAGAAAAATTATGTCTCAGGCAAAATTTTATGAGTCATATTCTAGATGGATGGAAGATGAAGGAAGATATGAATCTTGGGATGAATCTGTAAAACGTGTAATGGATATGCACAGAGCATATTACAGTGACAAAATTTCTCCAGAACTTAATCTATTAATTGATGAAGCAGAATCTCTTTATAAATTACAATACACATTAGGCGCACAAAGAGCGCTTCAGTTTGGTGGTGAACAACTTCTGAAACATCAAATGCGTATGTATAACTGCACTTCTTCTTATGCAGATCGTGCTGCGTATTTCCAAGAGTTGTTTTACATTCTTCTTTGTGGTGCTGGAGCAGGATTTTCTGTACAGAAACATCATGTCGCAAAACTACCTGCTATAGCAGAGAGAAAGAAACAAGCGAAAGGTTGGAAAGTAGAAGATTCTATAGAAGGCTGGGCAGATGCTCTAGGGGTGCTAATGTCCTCTTATTTTGTAGGTGGTGGAACTTTTCCAGATTTCGAAGGGCGTAGAGTATATTTTGACTTGTCAGAGATTAGACCTCAAGGTGCAGAGATTTCTGGTGGATTTAAGGCGCCAGGCCCAGAACCACTCAGGAAAGCATTAGATAAGATTGAACATCTTGTGCAATCTTTAATTCTCAGCGGCGAAACTACTCTCAGGCCAATTCATGTATATGATATTTCAATGCATGCTGCCGACGCGGTTCTGGCCGGTGGAGTTAGACGTTCTGCGACCATTGCATTGTTTTCGCATGATGATGAAGAGATGACCAAGGCTAAAACTGGAAATTGGTTTGTCGAAAATCCACAAAGAGGACGTAGCAACAATTCAGCAGTTTTAGTGAGAAGTGAAGTTACGAAAGAACAGTTTAAAGAATTGATGCAACCAATTAAAGAATTTGGTGAGCCTGGTTTTTATTTTGTAGACAATAAAGAACATACCACAAACCCATGTGTAGAAATTGGAATGTATCCTCAAATTGATGGAATATCTGGATGGCAGGGTTGTAATTTGACAGAAATCAATGGTGGCAAGTGTGTTTCCAAAGAAGAATTTTTTAAGGCGTGTCGTGCCGCCTCTATTCTTGGAACACTTCAAGCCGGTTACACAGATTTCAAATATATATCAGAAGATTCTAAAAGAATTTTTGAGAGAGAAGCCTTGTTGGGAGTTTCTATCACAGGATGGATGAACAATCCAGAGATTCTTTTAGATGCAGATATTCAACGAGAAGGAGCAGAAATTGTTAAAAGAGTTAATAAAGAAGTTGCTGCGCTTATTGGAATTAACCAAGCCGCGCGTACTACTTGTGTAAAACCATCTGGTAATGCATCTGTTCTTCTGCAAACTGCCTCTGGTATTCATGCAGAACATTCACCAAAGTATATTCGTCATGTACAGATGAATAAAGACGCTGAAGTTGCACAACTGATTGCACAGACAAATCCATACATGGTTGAAGAGTCTGTCTGGTCAAGTAGTAGAACTGATTACTGTATCGGTTTCCCTGTCATCTCTCCAAAAGGTTCTCTTTACAAAGAAGATCTATTTGGAACCGATTTGTTGAAAAAAGTTCAACTCGTTCAACAGAATTGGGTCGAAGCGGGAACTAATGTAGATTTGTGTGCAGACCCAACAGTTCGTCATAATGTTTCTAATACAGTAACTGTTGCATCGCATATGTGGAATGAGGTAGAAGATTTTCTTTATGAAAATAAAGACTACTTTGCTGGAGTTTCTTTCTTATCTGGCATGGGAGATAAGGATTTTCATCAAGCTCCAATGACAGAAGTATTAGATGAAACAGAAATTGTGAATAAGTACGGAAGAGGTGCAATGTTTGCTGCTGGATTGATTGTTGATACTAGAAAAGGGTTTAACAATCTATGGGAAGCATGTTCAATTGCACAAATGCCAATTGAACACCAAGGAGAGATTTCTGATCTTCGAGCTGAATGGATTCGTAGGTTTAAGAAATTTGCCGATAATTACTTTTATGGTGATATGAAAGATGCAGAATATTGTTTGAAGGATGTTTTCTTGTTGCATAAATGGACAAAAATTCAACAGAATTTGACACATATAGATTTTAATACGCAACTCGAAACTAAAAAATTCACAGACATTGATACTATGGGCGCGATTGCGTGTCAAGGCGGCGCCTGTGAAATAACCTTTTGAAAAAATACATAATTCTAAATAATAAAATATTTCAAAAGGGAGTAGTAAATGGAGCATATTGGATGTACAGAATGTGCAGCGGAATTTTCCGTAGAAACTCATAATGAAGAAGTTGTAAGGTTTTGTCCCATCTGTGGAGAGGCTCTTGAAGATTGTATAAATATAATCAAAGAGTTCGACATGGAAGAGGATGAAGAGTGGTTAGAAGAATAGGTGGTATTGATTACAGCTTAACTTGCCCATCAGTGTGCATATATACAGGAGAGAAAGAAGATTTTAGTTTTGAAAAATGCTTAATCTTCTTTCTTTCAAATACAAAAAAATACGAAGATTTTCAATATAAAAATATTGAAGGTTCGCAACAAATTCAAAATTGGCAGACAGCAGAGGAAAGATATGATTTTATCTCAGACTGGGCCTTAGACATTTTCATACATCATAATATCGAAGAAATAGTCTTAGAGGACTATAGTTACGGATCGAAAGGAAAAGTGTTTCATATTGCCGAAAACACTGGAATTTTGAAGTGGAAACTGTGGAATTCAGAACTAGAATATCATGTAGTGCCTCCGACAGTGATAAAGAAGTTTGCCACTGGTAAAGGTAATGCTAATAAAGAAATGATGTACGAATCATTTTTAGAAGAAACTAATGTAAATTTGAACGAAAGTTTAGAAATAAAATCAGAAAAAATAGGAAATCCTGTTTCAGATATTGTAGATTCTTATTATATTTGTAAATTAGCCCTTGACTTATAGACATATAGTTGTTATATTATATGTGTATTAACAAATGGTAAATTCAATGAACATTTTTGTACTAGATGAAAATCCAACTGTAGCCGCACAACTTCAATGCGACAAACATGTAGTAAAGATGATTGTCGAATCGGCACAAATGCTTTCTACGGCGCATAGAATGTTGGATGGTAAACATGAGAAACGACCATCTATCTCAGGAAAACGCATGGTCGACTATTGGGTTCATCCTAACCCAAACCTAGAGAAAACTCTTTACAAGGCTGTACACTTCACTCATCCCTGCACAGAGTGGACCACCGAGTCTCTTGCAAATTATATCTGGCATTACAACCATTGGGTGGCTCTATGTGACGAATACACATACAGATATGGAAAAATACATTCTACCGATGAATTATTGCGAGAGGTTTTGATCACACCTCCAATAAACATTGCAGAAGATGGACTCACTCCATTCAAACTTGCAATGAAAGATTCTCCTCAATGTCAATTTCCAGATGATCCTGTAAAGTCTTATCAGTTATTTTACCAAACAAAGCAAGAAAGGTTCAATATGGTATGGAGTAAACGGAACATTCCAGAATGGTTTCAAAAAACTCCTTGACAGACTAGAATGAAATATGTTATAAGTAATAGTATGTAAAACAAAATAGAGACAAAATTATGATTTTGATAGATCTAAGTCAAGTTATCATTTCTAATCTCATGACTCAGGTAGGCCCCAATACTGAAGATATTGATGATGGCTTGATTCGACACATGATACTGAATAGTATTCTAAGAATTAAGAAAAAGTTTTCAGCAGAGTATGGAAATATCGTAATCTGTTGTGATAACAAAAATTATTGGAGAAAGGACATTTATCCATACTATAAATTCTCTCGCAAAAAAGAGAGAGAAGATTCTGGTATTGATTGGAGTCTTATCTTCAACACAATGAATGAAGTAAAGACAGACCTCAAGGAAGTCTTTCCTTACAAAATCATTGAACATGACCGTGTTGAAGCGGATGATATTATTGCAACCTTGACTCAGGCTTTTGCTCCTTATGAGAAAATCTTGATTATGTCTAGTGATAAAGACTTCAAACAACTGCAAAAATATCCCAATGTTTCTCAATATAGTCCTATGCAAAAAAGATATCTCGTAGAGAAAAATCCTCAAAGATATTTAAGAGAGCATATTATTCGTGGTGATAAATCAGATGGAATACCTAACTTTTTGAGTGATGATGAAGTTTTTATAGAAAATCGTAGACAAAAACCCATCACAAAGAAAAACTTAGGAGATTGGCTTGATATGAGTCGTTGTCCAGAAGATTTCTGTGATGCAAATATGTTGAAACGATGGAAGAGAAACGAAGCACTTGTTGATCTTACATTGGTTCCAGAAGATATCAGAACTAAAATACTTGAAAAATTTGAAAATGAACCAGAAGGAGATATGAAAAAGGTATTCAATTATTTTATCAAGAACCGTATGATGATGTTGATGGAAGAAATTGACGGATTCAAAGAAAGTAAATATAAAACCTATCATGAAGAAGATGTTATGAGGACAGCATGAAAGAGAAATCCAAAAATTACAAGTGTTACTCAAAGGTAACACCAATCGTCTTTGAAAACCATTGTTATGGTTTTGAAGTAAAGGTAACTGAGGTGAACAGTAAATGGTCAAGAGATGGTCGTTCAATTGTAACCAAAAAGTTTTTTATCGATGAAACTAAAGCCACAGAGTTTGCAGAAAGCGTTAGAGTGTAATCAACGATTCCGTGGCGGAAATAGAGGAAAAAATGAAAAGATTATTCGCTATATTAACAATGTCAATCCTATCAACAGCTGCATATGCTCAGAGTTATGCAGAAGGAACGATTGTTGATGTACAAACAATCTATGGTTCTAATTCTTATAATGTTCCAAAAAGAATTTGTAGTGATGTAGATGTTCCTGTTTATCGAAATGGCAATAATTCAAATAATATTATCACTGGTGCTATTATTGGTGGTGTTATTGGACATCAATTTGGTAAGGGGGATCAGAGAAAAGATAATAGAAATGCTGGTGCAATTATTGGTGGATTGATTGGAAGTCAAAATCAGAATGGAAATGTTGTGCAATATCGCAGAGAAACGCAATGTAGAACTGAGTATCAGCGTCAAGAAGAAAGTTTTATTTCACATTATATTGTTGTAATTAATGTGCATGGTAACACTATTCGTCAACAAACAGGAATTGCATATAATGTAGGAGATACGGTAAGATTGAGAGTTTCTTATTCTCTAAATTAATTGAAAAAAACTTAGCTCGGGCCCTTGACTTTTGGGCCCGAATCACTTATATTATATATGTAAGTTAAGAAAAAGAGAGAAACAATATGATGAATACCGCCCTTGAAAATCTTCTTGAAAACATCAAAACTGACTATTACAACTGGACAAGTCGTAATGGTACTAAAGAGTTGACTCATATCAATCTAGATATGATTGAAGAATTCAACAACGGATTGTCATGGACAGTTGGTAGTAAATATATCAAAATTATCTCAAACGGTGGTGTCTGGGGATTTGTTGTCAACACTGAAAATGACAAAAAATTCCGCATGGGTGATATCTTGAAAGCTGCTGGTTGGAACGCTCCTGCTCGAAATGCGGCGCGTGGAAATGTCTTTGAAGATTATGATATTCGGTGGACTGGACCTAACTACTTGATATAGGAGTTACTATGGAAGATATGATTGTAAGTTCTCTAGGCTATACAAAAGCGCAACTCACTGTTGCGTTTGACAAACTTACAGAAGGAATGGATAACTGGAAAATGCCAATCAGTTCTACCATTCATATTTCTGATTGGAATGTGATGTGTGAAGCATGTGCGTTTTTCACAGGTTCCGAACTTTATCAAACATATGACAATGGTGATGGGACCATGAATGTAAAAGCGGAGGGCTATTATAACGCAATTGGCCCTTGACAATTCAAACCGAATCGGTTATATTATACCCCTAACAAAAAGAGATGATCCCATGCAACTAACATCTGAACAAATATACAATGTGGCAAACTCAGCCGTAATTCAAAACTACATTCAAGAAAATCTTTATGATCCTTGGATAGGTACTCCATTTGAGGGATATCGCTATATGGATAGTAAACAAAAAGGGGCGCTGGGCGAAATATATGTCAGCCTTCTTTTTGAGGCTTGTGGATATGATGTGGAATTTGCTGAAACTTCTACGGCTGGTCACGATAGAGTTATAAACGGAATTCGCACTGAGATTAAATTTTCTCTTGCACACACCAACAACAAAAAAAGAATTCTAAAAGAAGATTGTTTTACTATGAATCATGTTGCTGTCGGTAAAGACTGGGAACGATTGATCTTCCTTGCGATTAACGGTGATCCCAACAAAGTTCGCGCCATGTATATGACGAAGAAAGAATTCAAGCAGGCACTTGATACTAGTGAATATTTCTCTCATCAACAAGGTGGCAAGAGCGGTGACAATGATGATTATATGATTGCATCTGGTAAAATCGTAAAACTAATGAACTCTGGATATATGAAGTCTCTTAGCGAATGGTAAAACTAGACTTATATAATGGTGATTGTTTGGAAATCATGAAGACTATTGAAGACAATAGTGTTGACATGATTATGGCCGATCTACCATATGGCACCACAGCATGTAAATGGGATTCAATCATACCACTTGATGTGCTGTGGGAGCAATACAATCGTATTTGTAAGAAGAATGCTGCCATGGTGTTTACAGCAGCACAGCCTTTTACTACGATTCTTGCTGCCTCTAATATTAAGAATCTTCGTTATGAATGGATATGGGAGAAGCCTCAGGGTACTAATCCTATGAATGCAAAGATTATGCCTCTTAAATCGCATGAGAATATTCTTGTATTCTACAGAGAGAAGCCTACATATAATCCACAAATGTGGTATAGCACTCCATATTCTGGTTATAAGAGTGATACTGCAACGATTGGTGAGGTTTATGGTAATGCAAAATCAAAGCATCGTGATAATCCAGATGGATCACGATATCCCAAAACAATCATCAAACATAAACAAGAGAAAGGATTTCATCCAACTCAAAAGCCAGTTGGTCTTATGGAATATCTGATCAAGACTTATACAAATGAAGGAGATGTTGTTTTAGATAATACTATGGGGTCTGGTACAACTGGTGTTGCTGCGCAAAACCTTTGTCGTGGGTTTATTGGGATTGAAATGGACGAAAATTATTTCAACATCGCCAAAGAAAGAATTGAAAATAATTCTAATCTTTCTCGCTTTTTGTCTTGACAATTCAAACCGAATCAGTTATATTAATAATGTAATAAGAAAGACTGTTAATGATTGCTAAAAAAGAAAAAACAATACTAGTAGACTGCGATGGCGTTCTCCTTGATTGGGAGTACGCCTTTGATTGTTGGATGACTCGGCATGGATATGAAGTTGTCCAAGAAGGCGAATACAAAATGGATTTGAAATATGGACTTGCACGGGCCGAAGCAAAACGGCTGGTACGAATGTTCAATGAATCTGCTTGGATTCGGAAATTGCCTCCTTTACGGGATGCGATCAAATATGTGAAAAAACTTCATGAAGAACATGGTTATATTTTCCACGCAATTACTAGTTTGAGTAACGATCAATATAGTCAACATCTTCGGACTAAAAACCTTCGGGAGTTGTTTGGAGATAGTGTCTTTGAACGGTATGTCTATCTTGACACTGGTGCTGACAAAGACGAAGCTCTTTTGGAATACTCTGGTTGTGGATGTTTTTGGGTTGAAGATAAACCTGAGAACGCAGACCTTGGTTTGCGGATGGGTTTAGAAAGTCTTTTGGTTGCTCATGAACATAACTCTGGATACACTGGTAGTGCTCTTCGGGTTCAAAACTGGAAAGAAAT